AAGTCTAGGTTTGTCCGAGAGAAATCAAAGATTCCTGTCGAGGTTAAATTTGATGGTGGTATCAGCAAGTGGTCAGGTTTGTTAGACATTGCGTTAGAGTCCGGTCACGTTGTCAAGCCTAGTAATGGATGGTATCAGATTGCAAGAGACGGTGCTGAAAGCAAGAAGTATAGAACTAAGGAAACTTATAACAAAGACTTCTGGCTTCCAGTGTTGACGGACTCTACATTCGGTACTTGGATTGAGAAGCGATACTTAATCTCAGGTAGTGATATAATGACGGATGAAGTGAGTGCGGACGATATCAATAATGCATACAACATAAATGTGGAGATGGGAAATGAAGGACAGGTTTGATTTAGAACAGCACATCATGGAGTGTTGGAACGTGACCTCTGATATCAATATGTTATTGGAGTCGGTTACCGACAGCCCTAGATTTGCTGATATGCAGCCTGAGCATGCTGATCGAATTGCTAACATGCTGTTGGGTGTCAAGGAGTTGTATGAAATGAGATTTGAACGGCTGTGGTATACATTTGAAGATTGTATCACAACCGAGTTTCATGCTCAGGAGTCTGATGTGAGTCGCAGCGTTGATGGGCGCGGCGCCCCTGCTATCGATTGTACAACAGACAACAAAGCGATAGCCGATAATGCACTGTGACCGTTGCGGCAATGAAATACTTGCAGAAGAGCCTGCGATGTGTTTTAATAACGATGTTGAGGACGCTCGTACATATCTGTGCGAGCCGTGTATTGAGCAGATAAAAGAGCAATGGGCATATGAGAATAGAGACACAGATTTTAGCGAATCTGATTGAGAATGAAGAATATGTTAGGAAAGTTATTCCTTTCATGCGCGACGAATACTTTGGTGATATGGAGCATCGAAAGATATTCCAGACTATTGCGGAGTATGTAGAGAAATACAATGGCACGCCGACAAAAGGTGCGCTGCTAATTGCCCTGCAAGATAACAAATCGGTGTCTGAAGATATCTATTTGAAATGTGAGTCTACAATTAATGGACTTCAGGTTGATAGTGGAGCTGACATGGCTTGGCTATTAGATCAGAGTGAAAAGTTTTGTAAAGACAAAGCGATCTACAATGCTATCATGGACAGCATTCAAATTATCGATGGCACAAACAAGGAGATGGGTCCTGATGCATTGCCTGGCTTGCTTTCACAGGCATTGCAAGTAGGCTTTGACACAAACGTAGGTCACGACTACATTGAAAATGCTGATGAGCGATTTGATTTCTATCATAGGCTAGAGGAGAAAGTTCCGTTTGACTTAGAGTACTTCAACAAGATCACTGAGGGTGGGTTATCTAACAAAACGCTGAACGTAGCACTTGCAGGCACTGGTGTTGGTAAGTCATTGTTCATGTGTCATATGTCAGCGGCTGCGATTGCAGCAGGAAAGAATGTGTTGTACATCACATTAGAGATGGCAGAGGAGAGGATTGCTGAACGTATCGATGCGAACATGATGAATGTCCCGATTCAAGATCTCAAGGATATGCCGAAGAAAATGTTCGATGATCGAATCAGTAAGATTAGCGGTAAGATCGATGGGCGTTTGGTCATCAAAGAATACCCTACTGCATCGGCACACGCAGGTCACTTCAAAGCACTGCTCAATGAGTTGAAGATCAAGCGAAATTTCACGCCTGATATCATCTTCATTGACTATCTAAATATCTGCGCCAGTAGCAGGTTCAGAGCGGGTACTGCTGCGAACAGCTATACTATCATCAAATCGATTGCTGAAGAGCTTAGAGGGCTTGCTGTAGAGACGAATGTGCCTATAGTGACTGCTACACAAACAACTAGGGGAGGTTATGATAATAGTGATGTCTCTCTTACAGATACAGCAGAAAGTTTTGGACTGCCTGCTACTGCTGACTTAATGTTCGCTCTGATAAGCACTGAAGAATTGGAGCAGATGAATCAGTTGATGGTCAAGCAATTGAAGAATCGATACAGCGATCCTACTGCAAACAAGCGATTCATGCTAGGTGTTGATAGGAGCAAGATGCGATTGTATGACTTGGATGAATCGGTTCAACAGACTATACATGATTCTGGGCAGCCCACTCGGCAGCATGATCCAGGGCCTGCTTTTGATAAAGGCGCATTCGGAAGTCGGTTAGGTGATTTTTCGAGTATCAAAGTTTAGTAGTTATAAATATTGACATGATTAAAGTTTACACATTTATTTTAATATTCGGATTACTTGGTACCGTCGGCTTCGGCGTGTACCAAGAGTACAATGATATGAAACAACGTATTGAGATTCTACGCGAGAACAATGTGAAGTTGAAGATTGTAGCCGAAGAAAATCAAAAAGCATTCGAGCAAGCGCAGGCATTTGCTGTTGAAATGAGTGAGCGCAATTCTGAATTGCAAGTAAATTTACAGGAAGCTGAAGTGTACACTGACAGCCTACGAGAAAAGCTACAAAGGCATGATCTCACATTACTCAGTTTGAAGAAACCTGGAATGATAGAAACGAGAGTTAATGATGCTACAAAAAAAGTATGGAACGAAATTGAAAGTATTACTGGTTCTGGTAGTATCTCTTCCAGTAATTAGTGGCTGCTCACTTCTAAATAGGAAACAACCTGAACCAGAGGTTGTTATCCAGACTAAGTTTGTCGAGAACAAGATACCACTACAAGTCTCACCTAAGCCAGTGAATCTTAGTCACCCAACAATCTATGTGGTAACTGAGCAAAACTGGGACAAATTTCTAGAAAGATATAAGAAAGCCAACGGACAAGAGTGGGTGTTCTACGCCTTCAGCGTAAGATCGTATGAAACGCTGGCGTTGAATATTGCGGAGATCCGACGATATATGGAACAACAAAAATCGATCATAGAATACTATGAAAGTGCAATAGAACGCAAACCAAAAGAAACTGAAACGATAGAGGAGAAGCAATAATGGAATTGATACTGGAATTTGTCATCGGTCAACTAATAACATGGTGGCAATTCACCATCGCAGGCGCACTAATCATCACGGGGTGGTTCATCAACCAATTTGGTGTTGACCAAGAAGAAGATATCGTAGGGTTATCATTTAAAGAAATGCCTACCATGAAACCCGTCACAATTGAAACAGCAGGTAAAGGATTCTGGGGTGCGATTAAGCTATGGCTTCTTGGTACGCGCAAGTGGGAAATCGCTAAGGACTGGAACTTCACAGTCAATGGTGAAAACTATGTAGTGCCTAAGGGCTTCGTATTCGACGGTGCGTCTGTTCCCAAGTTTCTGGCATCTTGGTTGTCACCCACAGGCGTGTTGCTTGTAGGCGGCTTAGTGCATGACTATGCTTACAAATACACTGTGCTTCTGAAGAAAGGTAAGAAAGAAACTTCTGAGCCAATGACACAGAAAGAAGCTGATGCATTGTTCCGTGACATCGGTATTGAACAAAATGGATTTCACTTCCTGAACAATCTGGCATATTGGGCACTACGGATCGGTGGCTTCGCTGCATGGAACGGCCATCGAAAGGTAAATGCTCAAGTTTTATAAATAGTCTAACTATTTATGGAGAGTAGCATGCCAGAGAAAAAAGAAGTTACAGTAGACAAAGAAATCGCAGATCAGCTGGATGTTAACGGAGACGGACATGTTTCTGCTGAAGAGTACGCGCTAGATTTAGACGCTAAAAGAAAGCGACTAGATGACGAGGATGCACAACGCGATGCAATGCGTAAGATGACTTGGTTCGCTCTGTTTGGCATGTTACTCTATCCATTCGGCATCTTCTGCACCTCACTGTTCGGCTTAGATCAAGCTGCCGAGATCATAGGTGACATCGCCCCAACGTATTTTGTTGCTATTGCAGCGTTGGTCTCCGCATTTTTCGGTGCGAATGCATATCAAAAGGGTAAAAGCTAATGTCCACATTTTTATTCGGTGACGATTGGAGGCTACACCTCGCAAGGCGTAAACTTCGCAATGCGGAACATATTCACAAATTTGCCGCAAACGATGCTCCTGCAAATGGTGTAGAAGAGACTGTCTGGGACGGCTCTGTTTTATATCCGTGGGCAACTACCTGGGATCTTGGTGAGGCAAATGCATATCTGAAGTCATCTGATGAAGATGATGCTGGTATCACGGTATACATTGAAGGGCTGGACACAAATTTCAATGTCCAATCTGAAATTGTTACCCTTGATCCCACTGACCCAACTGCCACAGCCGTAGCCTCACAAAATACCTATACCAGAATCAATAGAATGTACAACACTTCTTCACAACAAGAAGTAGGGGATATTTCAGCGTATTACGGCTCGCCAACAGGGATCAAAGTCGCTCAGATCAGTGCTGGTGAGGGGCAGACACTCATGGGCGTCTACACTATCCCAGCAGGTTACGTAGGGCTATTGCTGCACTATGAATTCTCTGGTAGTGCTAACTCTGCTATCACCTCTAGAATCATGATGCGGGAGCCCTCTAGCGTGTTCAGGACTATGCACAAGGGTGCTACATACGGTGGTCAGTATGATTATGTCTTTGGTGTACCGATAGATATGGTAGAAAAGACTGACATTGACCTTAGGGTCACTGCTGGTACTGGTGCTGCGTTTATCGCAGGCACATTTAACCTTGTTATCGTCAAGGACAATGACTTCCCAGAGTGGTCTACAGGGTACTAAACACCTAAGTTATTGATTCTATTAGGTTACAAGCATATAACAAAAGGTTCTAAAAACGGGTGAAAAAAAGGTTGCTTTAATCACCAATACCGCTTATAATATACTCTGAAATTGAGAAAGAGGTATCGTTTTGGAAGAGCAAATAGAGTTAACCCTGGCTGAAAGTCAGCTAAGATTTATTCGGCTTGCACTAATGGAGAAAATCGCCAGATTTGAGGTCGCAGCAGGACCGCCGAGTCTATTGAGTCTGGAATTGGTTGGGTTTGAAAAGGCCTTGGAAGAGGTCACCCGTCAGTATCTAGGCGAGTTTGCATGATGGAAGTCAGTAATAGCGAGGGCTATACGCTTGATTTTGAAGATCTCCAAGAGATCATGGACTTCTTCGGCGAAGAAGAAGGCACCGCTATCGTTACAGGTAGTCACTCCGAGTACAGCCTGTCGTTATTTGGAAGAGAATCAATCGATTATATTAAGTATAATGGGTTAGATTCTTATAACAAAAGGTTCTAAAAACGGGTGAAAAAAAGGTTGCTTTAATCACCAAAATCGCTTATAATGTATTTTTAAACAATGAGAAAACAAACTATGTCAAATCAAACTTTTACTTTCGCTGGTATGTCTGTCACTGCTAAGGGTGTTACTAAGGCTCGCTTCGGCAACGATCTCATAGGTCGTATCAAAAAGCTGAAAAGCAACACAGGTATATCATTTGTTGAACTCCCATCACCCATGACGCGCATTAAAGCTGCTGAGTGGATGTTAGAGCAGGATATGCCCAAGACTCCTGAAGAGCGCGAGGCGGTTACTCGCGTTGCGTATCGAGGTGTTACTAGTGTTCGATCTCGTAAACCAGCGGTCACGGTTGTGTCTGCTACAACTCAGACTGAAGCGA